CAACATCATATCCGAGCCCATCCACCAGCTTTTGCGCCTGCTCGCTACCTCTTTCAATAGACAGAAACTCACAAACCTCAGCCAGTGCCGGGTGATCCGCAGGAATGCCAGTGGACAGCATGCCGACAAATGCATTGAATGTTTCGCCAGTGCGGGCAGGATCCGGACGCATTTCATCGGCCAGCAGCGGTCCCCACGTTTTGAACTCTTCCACATTCTCCAGCATCATCACGCGCGGTCGCTTAGCCAGTGCCCAACGCAGAACAATCCAGGCCAGACCGCGTATCTCTTTTTTCACTGGCTTTGCGCCTTTGGCCTTCGAGAAGTGTCGGCAGTCCGGGCTAAACCATGCCAGGCCGACAGGATTACCGCCAGTGGCGGCTACCGGATCCACGTCAAATACGGATTCACAGTAATGCAGTGTGTCCGGGTGGTTCGTCTTGTGCATCGCAATGGCGTTTTCGTCGTGGTTGATCGCAATATCCACACTGCGCCCGATCGCCAGTTCAATACCCGTTGATGCGCCACCGCCACCAGCAAAGTTATCTACGATAATCTCACGCATGGGTTACCCCCTGCATGCTGCCAACAAGGCCACGGGCAATTGCGATAATTTCGCTGGTGGCTGTCCGCTCCAGCCAGAGTTGATTGATGTTGGCTTTCAGTTTGTTCTGCTGGGCCTCGTTCAATACATCAGCGCCTTCCACCTGGTTGAACACCAGACCAACTTCGAGAGGCCAGATTCGTGACTCAGTTTCCGATGGTATGACTGGTTCCTGGGCTGCCAGCGTTGCAATTGTTTGCTCTTTAACTACAGCAAATTGAGCCAGCGCCATAAAGGCCCGCCCTTTTGCTTCCAGTTCTGTGCGGTTGATATAGCTGAACCGCTCACCACGCCATGACTTATCGAAGACAGCTATAGCACCGGCAAAAAACGCGCTGGTGGGTTTCTGTTTTTCGTCAGCAGGTACAAACCACACAGGCAGATCGAACCCAATGCGCCCACGGATGAATACGATGTGATCGGCATCTTCCGGCCACCACGTTTCGCTCGGCGCAGCCTTTATCAGGAACACATAGCGACCGCCCTTTTCACGCTGGGCTGCTGCGTAGCTCATGATGTGCGTCATGCCAGTGATCGCCTGTTTCTCGTGGTACTGCGAACGGCTATACGGTGGGTTGCCGTAGCCAGCGCCGCCCAGTTCTGCAAGACGTTCAGACCAGTCCTGCGTCAGCGCGTTATCTTCGGCGGTGTACCACGCCGGGCACTTCGCGTTGTCTTCGTCAGCAAACAGGTCCAGAACTAATGGACCAAATAGCGCGTTGATACCCCAGAAAAGCAAATCCGGTGTCCGCCACTGATCGCCAACTTCTTTCAATTCGTGGGCTGGTTTGCTACGCAGTACCGCCAGCGCCTGGCAATATTTGTTTAACGTCATCCTCTGAACCCCTCTGGAATCGTTGTATCAACCGGACCAAAAGCCATCACATCGCGCTTTTTCGCACCCCAGTCAGCGCGTTTAGGCCGTCCCTTCTGATCCCAGCGGGTAGCGCTTTGCAGATAGCTCTCGAATTTCTTCGGGCCAAACAGCGTTTCCGGCCGCATGTACTGGTACTGCTCGTCGTTCTCGTGCCAGTGCTCATGCTTCAGGTCGATAACCAGTTGCAGGTCTGCAACGCTGTATCCCTCACGCAGTCGGGAGCGGATATTCTCCAGGGATGTTTTGGATTTCTGATACCGGGATCCGCTGATCTGGTTCAAATGGGTCAGAACCAAAATTGCCTGGTCGGTAATCACAACTTCAGGGTCTGGTTGCGCCGCAACCGGACAAGAGGGTTTTGAAGTTACTTGTGGATCTTGTGTTGATTTTACTGACGGATCCCCGCCAGATTCTGACGGGTCAAAACCGCCGTTTTTGCCAGATTTCGACGGGTCAGTTTTTGAGGCGTCAAATTTTGATGCGTCAGATTTTGACGTGTCAGAATCTGACAGTTGAGAAAATGCGGCAGCCTGTAGTTTCGCCACATTCAGGCGGTACACGTTCGAAGCATTACGGTTTCCATTACGGCGCTGTGTACGCGTGAGCCAACCATCTTTTTCAAGCTTTGCGATTGCCGTTCTGATAGTGCTCGGCCCTGCGCCAAGCTGGCGAGCAATAGTTTCAATGGACGGCCAGCACACACCTTCATCGCTGCTGAAATCAGCTAGGCGAGCCATGATAGCGACACTAGACAACTTCATGCCCGACGCCGCGCAACCATCCCATACGTAGCCGGTTAATTTAGTGCTCATGATCGTCCGTTATCTCCCTGAACTTTTGCCTGAAATGCTCAAGTGGGCTGAAGCATTCGTGTGGATAGCCATCACGCAGGTAGATAACGCGCTGTGTTTCTGGCTCCCAGCGGATAACACGGACTGGCACTCCGCGGTGGTCTTTGAACCTTCGGTTAAGTTCGCGCACAGGCGTTTTGCCCTCCGGTTGTAGACCCCCACAATTGAAACCGCCCTACTGTGGTTACACGGAACCCAGCGGTTTGATAATCTGCGTTCATACCGAAACAACGGAGTACCCGAAACCGGGATCATCCTGAGTTGCGGTAAACGGTTAAAAGCCGTTAAACTGCTCATGCGGATTATTTCTCCATACTCGAAGAGTTGTTCGCCAAGGCGCCCGGAGCTGCACACTCGCGGGCGTCACTCTTTTCAGCGACACAAAAAACTCGATAAAGAAGCGTTACGTGCTCCTGGAACTTCGCGATAACCTGATAGCTGTTTTCCTCAATCTGAGCACGCTCATCTGCGTCAATTACCCCATCAGCCGTGGCTTTACGTACAAAATTAGAATGACGGCCTATCCATTCGATGGACTCCATCAGGCGCTGGTTGATATCGGCATTATCCAGATCATCAACATCTGCCAGCGGTACAAATACGCCCTGAGAATGGCGCGCAACGGCATCAGCGATATGGGTTGAACCACCAGCACGTTGTAAAACCATTGCCCAGCCCAGCGGGAAAATCTGGTCGCCGTCAACACGAAGGCGGTTAAACAATGCGTTCTCTGTCACTCCCAGCCATTCCGCCGCCTCAGCATATCCACCAGGCAGATCGGTAATCGTTTTTTTAATCGCCACCACCAGCCAGACTGGCTGACGTTCAACTTTCCAAATAGGTTCGTTACCCACGGATCCCCCCTTATTCCTGTGGTTTAAGTTTTACTGAAGCTTCGCTACGCTTTTCGTAAAGGTCGGGATGGAAAACCAATTTTCCCCCAGTCCGATAGGCTGCTTCTGCTGCACGCCCTTTCGGGATAAGGCGACCAGTTCTATTACGCCACTGGTAAACGGCCTCGCTTGTGATTCCAAAAAACTCGGCAACTTTCTCAGTACTGCCGAAGTAGTTTTCAATGTCATCGGTTGTCATAATGCCTCCTTAGCTAAGTTTGATTAGATATTAATAACCAATCTAACTTTGGTCAATAAAAACTAAGATTGCTTAGCCTTTTAATTTTTATGGTGTTCAAATGGAAACTGTCGGTCAGCGCATCAAAGCTCTCAGGCGCATAACCAAAACGTCGCAGAAAGAGCTGGGTAAGTTCTGCGGTGTTAGTGATGTGGCGGTTGGGTATTGGGAAAAAGACATTAATGTGCCAGGCGGTGAGTCACTTGCGAAACTTGCAAAGTATTTCAACACATCAATTGATTACATACTCTATGGAACTGAATTTGAAGGAAATCTTATAACCAAGATGCGCAGGATTCCGGTGATATCTTGGGTTCAAGCTGGACAGTTTACAGAATGTAAAGCAGCAGAAGTTTTCAGTGAAGTAGATAAGTGGGTAGAAACATCACTCCGAATAGGTGATAGCTCCTTTGCATTGGAGGTTAAAGGTGATTCGATGACAAACCCTAATGGGCTCCCGACAATCCCTGAAGGGGCAACAGTCATAGTAGATCCTGATGCAGAGCCACTTCATGGAAAGATAGTCGTAGCCAGGCTTGATGGGACAAACGAGGCTACTGTAAAAAAACTCGTCATCGATGGGCCTCAAAAGTTCTTAGTTCCTTTAAATCCACGTTATCCAAACATTTCAATTAATGGTAATTGCCTGATCATCGGAGTTGTCAAAGGCGTTCAGTACGAGCTTTAACCCATCTCTAACCCTCCTCTTAACATCAAGCTAAGAATAGTTTGGTGTTTTTTCTTGATCTAAAAGCTAAGTTAAGTTAGATTTTATTCATCAACAGCGAACAGGCAGGACGCCCACGAAGTAGCCGCCGGTGGCATATGAATAACCGGATGATTCGCTCAATAAAGTTAGGTAGGGGAATTTCACGATGAATGCAGCACAACGCCGCAAGGCTTATCGCAAACACCCGAAAGCTGGGGACACTGTAATTTTACGAGGCATTCCTCGCCTAGTATTGGGTCCGTGTACGTTCAACAGCCTTACTGGCGAAGAGCGCAGTAAACCTTCGGTAAACCGTGTCAGGGTTCAAATGACTGGCGGCTCAACAGCTGCACCACTCGTACGTAATTTAAAGTTTTAGCGATAAACAGGCATCTTCGGGAGGGGTTACGGGCTGGAGTGACTACCAGCATCGACAGCTCTATCCGACGAAACGGAACCGTCTAACCCGCGGTTGTCGGTGAAAAGTACCGTAGGGATGCCAGCTAGTCACTGGCCCCCGCCCGAAGATACCTACCACCGCGCCTGATGTGGTTAAAAGCAGGCCAAAGCAATAACAAGTAACTCCCTGTTCTGGCGGCCCAGTGTTTTCCCACTTATCCGGTAACCGCCAGCCTTTTTCAGGGCACAACAGAAAAGGGCATCACCGGGCGACGGGCTCATAACCCAATCCCCCCGGGCAAGAGGATGGCGATTGCAGTCGCCGACAAATGCAGGTGCCCTTCTCTGTTGTGTATGGAGAAAGTTCGGCGGTGGCAGCCGCCTTAACGAGGGTAAAACCATGAGTAATGACCGCATGACCGTAGTGCCAGATTTTCTTAGCTTACTGGATACGAGTATGTTTATGAATAAATCAAATCGACACTGGACGCTGCCATGATTAAATTGTCTGTTGGCCTATAGTGCCATTAAGCAAATGAGACAGGGCTTGGAATATTAGTTTTGGCCTCATTAAAACAATAAATTAACGCTAAAACATGCTAATCTCTCAATGACTTTAACAAAAAAACTATCCATAACAGTAATTTGCAATAAAAACGTACTACACAATACTATGAAGAGGGACTCATGTCATTTACAAGTAACGCATTAGCAAAGAGTATAGCAATACTATCCCCTATTCTTATGCTGGTCGCTTTGGGATCGATACTCATTCCTTTGACCTTAGAAATAAAAGATAAAGCCACTTCAATAGTAAATGTTTCACTACCTACATCTTATGATAAAAAAATAGATACAGATCATCTCATGAACGAAATAAGCACCTATAGGGATGAGATATTTCAGGTAAGAAACACGTTAAGTGCCTTAAAAAATACTTCAACCCTTACCCCAGATAATATACGAATAGAAGCGTTGGAAGTAAAAGTTGATGACATACAGAAAAAGATATCCACGCTTAATAATATACTTGGAAATAGTCCTGAAAAAGCAATGGCTTTACCTCTCATGAAGAAAGATATGGAGTCATTGAGCACATCATTAAAAGTTATGAGTGATTACTCAGACAAACAGTTAGAACGATTTATAACATTATTTTATTGGATTATTGGTGTTCTAGCTGCAGGCATAATAAGCATAGCCGCAGGACTTTACTTTGGACTAAAGAAAACCAACTAACAATAACCAGCTAATAAACAATATCAAACTACCGGGTGCAGCCGGGATTGTATGGAGAAATATATGCTGAGCCTCGATTGTGTTCCCATCTCAACTTATTGCAAAGAGACTGGCGAAACCCCGGATGCCATAAACAAACGTGTACAACGCGGAGTATGGCGTGAAGGAGTTCAAGTGCTAAAGGTCGACGGCGTTAAGGAAAGATGGATAGATCTTAGTGAGGTTGCAAAATGGGCACGACAGAATCGCCTAAACTCCCGCGCGGCGTAACCATCAGGAAACACCGCAACGGCGAAACCATTAATATTACCTTCACTTATAAAGGGGTTAAATGCCGTGAACCCCTTTCTAATCTGGACGTAACTCCAAAAAACATCAAATACGCCGAGCGCACCCTCGGCGAGATTCACAATAAGATCGAAAGGGGGACTTTTGTTTATGCGGAATACTTTCCCCGTTCTACCCGGTTAAAAATTTTCGGCAACGCTGCCGCAGGTAAAACAGTAAAGATGTACCTGGACGAGTATCTGGTGATATGCGAAACGAGGAAACTATCCCCTTCAACGATTGGTGGATATAAGAAATGCCGAAGCGCGCTGTCATCACTTCATATTTTTCCCGCAAGTGAGTTGACGCCGGCCGCATTGAAGACATGGATCCAGAGCCAGAAAACAACATTGAAGACTATCCGAAACCAACTTTCCTTCCTACGTTCAGCTTTGGATGAAGCGGTGACGGATGGTGTGCTTCAGATTAACCCTGTATCACTGGTAACAGCCTCACGATACCAAAGTGATAAATCAGAGGCAGAAAGTAGTTATGTGGTTGATCCGCTATCACCAGCAGAAGTTGATGCTTTGCTCTCTGCTGCCGGCAATAAGCAGTGGGAGAATCTTTTCCGGTTCGCGATACAAACTGGGCTGCGTAGTTCCGAATTGTGTGCTCTTCGTTGGTGTGATATCGACTTTGTAGGGAAGACTGCGCACGTTCAAAATGCCAGTGTAGTTGGCGTCATCAAAGGAACAAAAACAAAAGCCGGTACGAGGAAAGTAGAACTGACTAAAGAGGCATTGGTAGCTCTAGCCAGCCAGAAACTGTTCACTTTCATGAAAGATGAAACTATCTTCGAAGATCCAAAGACCGAAAAGCCCTGGGCAAGTGCTGATGCAATTAGAAAGAAGGCATGGGTGCCGACATTGCGAAAGGCTGGTATTCGGTACAGAAACCCATATCAGACTAGACATACATTCGCCACAAGCCATATCAGTCGGGGAACAAACTTGTTCTGGCTTGCGACTCAAATGGGACATAAAGGCCCAGAGATGCTTTTCCGTCACTACGGCTCATATCTGAAGGAATATGATGGACAAACAAGCCTGAAGAAGATAAAAATATAATCCATGTCTGAATTATTGGCCGCAATTTGTGGCCATTTCATGGAACAAGGTACAAACATGGCAAATCCAATAACCAAACTAAAAAAAATAAATGTAGTAAAATTTCGTGGACTAAAAAATATAAATATAGAATTTGGTTCGCGCCTAACTGTTATTTGTGGTAAAAACGGCACATCTAAGTCAACAATTCTTGGTATTATCGCCCAAATTTTTAGTTTTACAAAAGATCTGTCTAAGAACCCCGAGGTTGATTTAACACAATACAAGACATTAACTAATGGCACCTTCAAGTCAGCTTTCAGTGAACATTTTAGACTTTCAGAACAATTTGATACTGCCGGTTCAATGGAAGTCAGGATTAGTGTTTATGATGGCGCATCTAACAAACATCTTGAACATTGGGTCTATACAGCTCCAGTGACAGGGATAAATCAAGGCCAATAGTCAGGGGCAATGATTCCATACCGGGGAAAAACCAAAGTAGAAACGTCACTCATCCAGTTATTTTTCTAAGCTTAGCCAGACTTCTCCCTATTACTCTCCGGACTGATTACTCAACAAGGGATGTGCAGTATATCAATGAAAACTCAGATGATATAAGAATAATGAGCAATCAACTCTTACTTAAGAATAATGGGTGCTCAGTAACAGCCACGAAAGGGACGATCGATTCAATGGTCGTACATGGCGATAATTATGACCACCAATCAGTTTCTGTTGGCGAGGATAATGTAGGGCAATTAATTCAAGCTATCTTTTCATTTAAAAGGCTAAAAGAACTTTATGCGGATTATCATGGAGGTATTTTATTAATTGATGAAGCGGACGCAGGTCTTTTCCCTGCTGCACAGTTAGAATTAATTAACATTCTAGCTAAAGCAGCTAAAAAATATGACTTGCAAATAATCATGACTTCTCATTCACCATTAATAATTGAAGATATTTTCAATCGTTCCAAACAAGATGCCAACGGATTTAAAACAATATATCTAACAGATACTTATGGTGACATTAAAACAAAAGACAATCTATCATGGGCCGATATCAATGCTGATTTGCATGTTGAAACTGTAAAAATAAATGATGAGATTAGCCTTCCAAAAGCCAACGTATATTTTGAAGATAAAGAAGGTTTCGATTTTTTCAAACAATTGATAATTGATAGAAGAATAAACAGAATATTGAATCCATTAGGAAACATAAATATTAGCTGTACTGCTATCCTAGATTTAGTGGCAAGAAAAATCCCTGAGTTTACTATTAAAAGCCTAGTTGTCTTAGACGGTGATGTTGCTCTCGATAATAGTGACAATGCTAAAAAAGCGAAAAAAGAGAGAAGCTTGTGCTTGCTTCCAAGCATTCTCCCCCCAGATCAAATGATTTTTGAATTCTTATATAACTTACCTCCAGATGATACATATTGGGACAATAAAAATAGATTTACAAAAGCAGTATTTATGAAAATAACAAAAGACATAATTACAACGCTAAAAATAGGCAACTATCCTATTGATTTACAAAATTCTATAGAGAATTATAAAAAATCAAACAAAAACCATGGCGGAGTGGTTAGAAAACTATTTAAAGATTTTGCCCATACGCCTGAGTTCCTAGCACAAGTAAAAGGGCGAGTTAAAGATAACCCTTATCGATATTGGGTCGAGAAACACCCCGTGGAATCCGATAATTTCAAGCATGAATTAATCAAAAATCTTAAAATTATTATGACAAATGGACATGGCGTTGACTCTGCTACTATCACTTCGTATCTGTCTGGCAACTGATTGATTGAAAAGGGCTTTATATGATGGCCATAAAGCCCTTTTTTTGATATACTTTAGACCTGACATTTAGAGGTATCATATGCGTTTTAACACCCCACTTCGTTATCCTGGCGGCAAAGGCAAGCTTTCAAATTTCATGCTTCGGATTATTGAAGATAATAAGCTTTCGCCTATACATTATGCAGAGCCATATGCTGGGGGGGCTGGTTTAGCGCTGAAACTTTTACACTTAAATGTAGCTGAAAAAATCATTCTTAATGATATTAATATCTCTGTTTATGCTTTTTGGCACAGTGTGTTAAATAATGCAGATCATCTATGTGCTTTAATTGAAGAAACTAAAGTCACAATGGATGAGTGGTTCAAACAGAAAGAAATAATTAATAATCCAAAAGACCATGATATGCTAACAATTGGTTTTTCTACCTTTTTTCTTAATAGAACAAATCGTTCTGGAATATTAAAAGGCGGTGTGATTGGTGGTAAAAATCAAGAAGGACAATGGAAACTTGATGCTCGCTATAACAAGAGCGATTTAATTTCTCGGATTCAGAAAATATCAAAAAACCGAGAAAGAATAGATTTGTATAACATGGATGCAATTGATTTCATAAAAAAGATAGTTGTTCAATTGCCTAAGAAATCATTAACATATTTAGATCCACCATATTATATAAAAGGTAAGGGATTATATATCAATCATTATGAACATAGTGACCATGTTAATGTTGCAAAAGTAGTGCAGAATGATATTAAAACACCATGGATTGTTTCTTACGATAACACTCCTGAGATCCAAGGTATGTATAAGGCATCATCATTAGTGTATGGAATAAACTACAGTGCTCAAGATCGATATAAGGGCTCAGAAGTGATGTTCTTCAGTAAACGATTGAAGGTCTTTAAAACCGATGATCCAACTAAGGTAAAAGCACCTACCATTAAAAATGCTATGAGCTAGACGACTACCCTCGGACAGAAAAAGCGCCGTAAAAGAGTCGCAGTAAAGTCACTTTTTAATAAATCATTTGTAATCAATAAGATAATAAGTTTCGGACGCGGGTTCAACTCCCGCCAGCTCCACCAAAATTCTTTAGTGATGATTACCAGAGTCGTCTACTGAAGTCCTGAAAGCCCGCACAGCACAAGCTCTGCGGGCTTTTTTGTGTCTAGAATAGTCTACTGGGAATTGCTGAGAGCCACTACTTATGGCACCCTTTTTGGGACCCATTGCAAAGGGTCCAAAAACTGAGGGTCCCAAAATGGCAAAACTCGCTAAGAAACTCACTGACACTGAAATCAAAAACACCAAACCAGCAGGCAAAGAAATCAACTTGTTTGACGGAGATGGGTTGATTCTACGAATCTCCCCCGTCTCAACAGGTGGGAAAAAAAATTGGTATTTCAGGTATTCAGTGCCAGTGAGCAAGAAAAGAACCAAGATGAGCCTTGGGACCTACCCTCACCTTAGCCTGGCAAGAGCAAGAGCCTTACGTGATGAATACCTCTCCTTGCTTGCGAATGGCACGGACCCTCAAGTCCATAACAACGATAAAGCTAATGCATTAAAGAATGCCACAGAACACACCTTACAAGCCGTGGCGAGAAGATGGCTGGATGAGAAGGTAAAGACCTCTGGCATCTCACAAGACCATGCAAAAGATATCTGGCGGAGCCTTGAACGAAATATTTTCCCCGGTCTGGGTAATGTGCCAATCAATGAGATCCGTCCCAAGCTCTTAAAACAGCATCTTGATCCAATTGAACAACGAGGAGTACTGGAAACTTTGCGACGGCTTATTTCCAGGTTGAATGAAATCTTCCGTTGGGCGGCTACAGAAGAGCTGATTGAATTTAACCCCGCAGATAATCTGGGCCAACGTTTCAGTAAGCCTAAAAAGCAGAATATGCCTGCCCTACCCCCCTCTGAACTCCCTCGTTTTCTGGCAGAACTGAACAATGCATCTGTCCGTTTAGAAACAAGACTACTGATTGAATGGCAACTTCTCACATGGGTTCGCCCCGGTGAAGCTGTCCGCGCAAGATGGTCTGATATAGATATGGATAACAGCATGTGGAACATCCCGGCTGAATTTATGAAGATGAAAAAACCTCATAAGGTTCCATTAAGCAAAGAATCTCTTCGGATACTTAAATCTATGGAATCAATCAGTGGGCACCGCGAGTGGGTATTTCCCAGCATAAAGGCTCCCTTAAACCATATGCATGAACAAACAGCCAACGCAGCAATTATCCGTATGGGTTTTGGAGGTGAACTTGTTGCCCATGGAATGCGATCTATTGCAAGAACGGCAGCGGAAGAGTCAGGAAAATTCAGGACAGATGCACTTGAAGCGGCCCTTGCCCACTCAAAAAAAGACGAAATTATCGCTGCATATAATCGGGCGGAATATATTACCGAACGAGTAGCTCTCATGCAGTGGTGGGGAGATTATGTCCAGGCGCAACAGCTTAAAAGTTTTGCTGCCTGAATGGACGAAAGGCTACTAATCAGTAGCCTTTCCAATATCCCCATACATGGGGCAAATAACAAACTGTACATAGTACAGGATACATACCAGCAAAAACTCTTGATGACATATATTATTAATAAATCATTTTTAAATAATGTCAATGCCTGTGAATAATTTATTTTTATAATTAATGCTAAATCTGGAAGTGCCATTATATTTTAAAAAAAAATCCACACCACTCCCCTCGTTACTTATAATTAAATGAAAATATAATTCATCACAACCCTGTTAAATAAAATTAATTGTTCACTTACAGGCAATCAATTTTAAAAAAAGAACTAAGAAAATTTTATGTTCGATAATAATCCCACACCTACACACTTACCATTCACTGTTATATCTCATTATAATATTGATCTGAAGAAGTGTATTTCATGGTTTCACTTGCACAATCGAACATATATATTAGAAGCCCTACCCGCTCTGCAAGAGAAACCTTTAAAATCAATGCAAGTGAAGCATTTAAACAACCTTTTCATTTAGCTTCCTTTGAGCTACCGAAGCGATGAATTTGTTGTTTCTCCTGCACTATAAGAGAAACTTTTAAAATCATTGTAAGCGAAGCATTTAAACAGCTTTTTCATTTAGCTTCCTTTAAGCTACCGAAGCGATGGACTCGGAGTTTCTCCTGAACTGCAATAGAAGCTTTAAAATAAATGCAAACGAAGCTGTATGTATTTATATAATAACATCGTCCACTACGATTTTTTATTATTATACGAAATGAAGCAAGGGCTAACTCTACGAAGCCGCTGCGCTTGCTTCTCCGAGTTCCCCTTGCTTTTCAGCCCTTCGGTTAGAAAAGAACAGCCAGACCCAGTATGCACATACCCATTGAACTGCGGCCAATGTTTTGCGACACATTGCTATAGAAAGGTCGACTTTGGCACGGAGCGTTCAAGCTAACTGAGCTGAAGGGCCGCTGTCA